GATTTTCCCTAATGTGCATTTGAAGTCAGACTCAAAAGCGGCGGGGCGCTGGGCGACCAGTGGTGGAGGAGACTACTTCGCTATTGGTGTTGGGGGAACTGTTACTGGTAAAGGTGCGGATCTACTGATTATTGACGATCCTCACTCAGAACAAGAGGCTGCTTTGGCGTCTACAGACCCATCAGTGTTTGATAAGGTGTATGAATGGTATACATCTGGCCCACGCCAGCGTTTACAGCCGGGCGGATCGATCATTGTGGTTATGACGCGGTGGTCTAAGAGAGATTTGACAGGAAAAATCCTCCAGGCCGCGATAGAAAGAGATGGCGAAGAGTGGGAAATCATTGACTTTCCAGCCATTTTACCGTCTGGCAACCCACTTTGGCCTGAGTTTTGGCCCTTAGTTGAACTAGAGGCGCTGAGAAATGAACTTCCGTTGTCTAAATGGAACGCTCAGTACATGCAACAGCCCACTTCTGAGTCTGGGGCGATTGTTAAGAGGGAGTGGTGGAAGGAGTGGGAGGATGAAGATCCGCCAAGATGCGAGTTTGTCATTCAATCATGGGATACGGCGTTCACCAAAAACGAAAGATCAGACTATTCTGCGTGTACGACATGGGGAGTCTTCTATTTGAACGAGAATCCCGATGATGCCCACGTTATTTTGCTAGACGCGTTCAAAAGACGCATGGAATTTCCAGAGTTAAAGGAAGTTGCCTACAAACATTACATGGAATATGAGCCAGATGCGTTCATTGTCGAGGCAAAAGCTTCAGGTGCGCCGTTAATATATGAATTAAGAAACATGGGAATACCTGTTCAAGAGTTTACACCGACAAGGGGCAATGATAAGATAGCTCGTATTAACGCTGTATCTGATTTATTCGCTTCGGGGAAAGTTTGGGCGCCGCGGACAAGATGGGCTGAGGAAGTGATTGAGGAAATGGCTGCTTTTCCAAATTCTGATCACGATGACTTAGTTGACTCATCAACGCAAGCGCTGATTAGGTTCCGCAAAGGTGGATTTATCAAGTTAGAATCTGACGAAAAGGATGAGATAGTCTCATTCAGACGCAAAGCTGCATACTATTAAGGATATATATGGCTATCGAAAAAAGTTTATATCAAGCCCCTCAAGGAATAGAGGATTTAATGGACGATGTTCCTGAAATCGAAATTGAAATTGAGGATCCTGAATCAGTCAGTATTGGCATTGATGGACTTGAAATCGAGATAGGCAAAGAAGAAGAAAGCGACGAAGAGTTTTCAGCAAACTTAGCTGACTACATGTCTGAAGGTGAATTAGCAGAGTTAGCTGGTGATTTAATCGGTGAATTTGAAGAAGACGTCAGCTCACGCAAAGACTGGATACAAACATACGTTGACGGCTTAGAGTTGTTGGGTATGAAAATTGAAGAGCGCACAGAACCATGGGAAGGCGCATGCGGTGTATACCACCCGCTACTATCAGAGGCTCTAGTTAAGTTCCAAGCTGAGACAGTTATGGAAACATTGCCGGCATCTGGCCCAGTAAAAACCCAGATTATTGGTAAAGAAACTCAAGAGAAAAAAGAAGCAGCTGCTCGAGTTCAAGATGACATGAACTATCAGATTACTGATGTGATGGTTGAGTATCGTCCTGAGCATGAGCGCATGTGTTGGGGGCTTGGTTTATCTGGTAACGCCTTTAAAAAGGTTTACTTTGATCCTGGCATGAATCGTCAGGTATCCATCTTTATCCCAGCAGAAGACTTGGTTGTTCCTTATGGCGCATCAAACCTAGAGTCTTCACCACGCGTGACTCATATCATGCGCAAGACTGAAAATGAAGTTAGAAGATTGCAGTCTTCAGGATTCTATAGAGATGTTGACCTTGAAACTCCAGACGGGTCTTTAGATGAAGTAGAGAAGAAGATTGCAGAAAAGATGGGCTTCAGTGCTACCACTGATGACCGTTATAAGTTATTGGAAATGCACGTTGACCTAGATCTTCCAGGATATGAAGATGATGATGGCATTGCATTACCTTATGTTGTGACCATTGAAAAAGGCACACAGACCATTCTTTCAATCCGTCGCAACTGGCGCCCAGAAGACAAAACTAAACAGAAGCGTAACCACTTTGTCCATTATGGATACGTACCAGGATTCGGTTTCTATTGTTTTGGCTTAATCCATTTAGTTGGTGCCTTTGCTAAGTCTGGTACTTCTATCATCCGTCAGCTTGTGGACGCTGGTACTTTGTCTAACTTGCCAGGCGGCTTCAAAGCTCGTGGCTTAAGAATCAAAGGCGATGACACCCCTATTTCTCCAGGAGAGTTCCGTGACGTAGACGTACCAAGTGGCGTTATTAAAGATAACGTTATGACTCTTCCATACAAAGAACCAAGCCAAGTGTTGTATAGCTTGCTAGGTACTATTGTTGAAGAAGGTCGCCGTTTTGCCTCTGCCGCTGACATGAAGATTAGCGACATGAGTTCACAGGCACCAGTCGGCACAACATTAGCTATCTTGGAAAGAACCTTGAAAGTGATGTCTGCTGTTCAGGCGCGCGTCCACTATTCAATGAAGCAAGAGTTAAAACTTCTTAAAGAAATCATCCGTGATTACACGCCAGAAGAATACAACTATGAGCCAGTAGAAGGTGATCGTTTTGCTAAGCAGTCTGACTATGACTTGGTTTCAGTCATTCCAGTCTCTGATCCAAACGCAGCAACGATGGCTCAGAAGATTGTTCAGTATCAGGCTGTATTGCAGTTGGCACAAAGCGCGCCACAGCTATACGACATGGCTCAGTTACACCGTCAGATGTTGGATGTTTTAGGAGTGAAGAACGCATCAAAGCTGGTGGCTCTTAAAGAAGACCAGAAACCAAAAGATCCTATCTCAGAGAACATGGATGTATTGAACAGCCAGCCAGTCAAAGCGTTCATGTATCAGGACCAAGATGCCCATATTGTTGCGCATCAGACATTCTTGCAAGACCCAAAAACAGCTCAGATTATTGGGCAGAATCCAAACGCAAGCCAGATTACAGCAGCCATGCACGCGCATATTGCTGAACACTTTGGCTTTAAGTATCGTCAAATGGTTGAACAGCAAATAGGCGCTCCATTGCCTAAACCAAATGAAGAGATACCAGAGGAGTATGAAGTACAGATATCTCGTTTAGTGGCGCAAGCTTCTCAACAGGTATTAGCGGCCAATAAAGCAGAGGCTGCACAACAGCAAGCTCAAGAGCAGCAACAGGATCCGATCATCCAGATGCAGCAGAAAGAACTTGCAATCAAGGAAGCGGACGTACAACGTAAACAAGCTAAGGATCAAACGGATGCTCAGCTTAAAGCTTCTCAGCAACAAATTGAGAGGGAAAGAATTGCCGCTCAAGAACGCCAAGCCACTCAAGCGTTGATGGTTAAAAAGCAACTAGAAGGCGAAAAACTAGAAGCTGAAGGCACAAAAGTAGGTTCAGAAATTGCCGCATCAAAAGCCAAGCTACAGCTGGATATGAAAAAGCATAGAGACCAACAAGAGGCTGATGGCATTAAAACAGCCATTAATGCTAGAAAGAAAGGTAATCAATAATGACAGCTTTTGAAGTCCTAATCGACGAAGTGGACAACAAAATTAAGCAGTTACAAGAATTTATAGGAACCGGACGTGCCGAAACGTTTGAGTCTTATAAAGCAACCTGCGGTGAGATTAAAGGTCTGCTGACCGCTAGGGGATACATATTAGACCTTAAACAAAAAATGGAGAACTCTGACGATGAGTAACCAAGTCGATTTAACCAAGGCGGTAGATCTATCAGCGCTTATGGATAAATCAAACGAAGAAAAGGCTACACAACTCCCAAAACCATCTGGCTACCGCATCCTTTGCGCTATTCCAGAAGTTGAAAAAGAGTACGACAGCGGGATTATTAAAGCTGACACTACGATTCACCACGAAGAAGTCTTAACCACCGTTCTATTCGTTGTAGATATGGGTTCAGATTGCTATCAGGATAAGGCTCGCTTTCCTAATGGCGCATGGTGCAAACAAGGTGATTTTATTTTAGTAAGACCAAATGCTGGTTCACGTCTAGTAATTCATGGCCGAGAATTCAGAATCATTAACGATGACAACGTAGAAGCCGTGGTGGACGATCCGCGCGGAATCAAACGTAAATAAGGAGTATTACGATGGATAAAGAAGAATTTAAGTTCCCCGATGAAGTTGATGAAGGGAAAACAGTTGATCAGATTAATCAAGATGCTGAAGATGAAGGCAAGCTTGAGATTGAAATTGAAGACGACACCCCCCAGCAAGACCGTGGACGTAAAGCTTCAGAGCCTGATTTTGTAAAAAAGCTTGAGACAGACGAACTAGACGAATACTCAGAATCTGCAAAAAAGAAGATTAATGAGTTTAAGAAGGTTTGGAATGATGAGCGCCGCGCTAAGGAATCTGCGTTGCGTGAACAGCAAGAAGCTATCTCATTGGCTCAAAAGGTTATTGAAGAGAACAAAAAGCTTAAGACACGCTTATCTGCTGGGGATGAGGCGTTGGTTAGCTCCTTTAAAGAGACCGCTGACCGTGAGCTAGATATGGCTCGCAAAGAATACAGAGAGGCTTATGACTCTGGTGATACAGATAAATTGCTAGAAGCTCAGGAAAAAATGACTGATGCTAAGCTAAAACTTCAACGAGTAAACAGCTTTGTTCCACAAAAAGCTTTACAAGAAGAAGAATTTGATGTAAAAATCCCACAAACAGCACAGCAAAGGCCACAGCCCGACACTAAAGCTAGATCATGGCAAGAAAATAATACATGGTTTGGTCAGGATGATGAGATGACGAGTCTTGCTCTTGGACTGCACGAAAAGCTAGTCAAAGAGAACGGAATGGCTTATGCTACGACTGATGAGTATTACAAACGTATTGACGCGACAATGCGTAAACGTTTCCCAGAGAACTTCGGCGAAGAAGAACAACAGGAAACAACCCAACGAGTAAACAAGCCTAGTAATGTGGTAGCACCTGCGACACGTAGCACATCTTCGAAAAAGATTAAGCTAAAGGCGTCTCAAGTACAGCTTGCCAAGAAACTAGGATTAACTCCGGAGCAATATGCTGCGGAATTTGCGAAGACAGGAGCTTAATATGACTGCATCAAACCGAGTACAAAGAGAGATTCAAACCCGCGCTACAACTGAGCGTCCTAAACAGTGGATGCCAGCTGAATTGTTGCCCGAACCCGACAAACAGCCAGGATTTGCATATCGCTGGATTCGTGTTTCTACACTGAATAACGCTGACCCGCGTAACATATCTGCGAAGATGAGAGAAGGCTGGGAGCCAGTTTCAGTAGAAGAGCAGCCTAAGTTTCAATTGTTAGTAGATCCCAATAGCCGTTTTAAAGACAGCATTGAGATTGGCGGATTATTATTGTGTAAGACTCCGAGTGAGTTTGTTCAACAGCGTAATGACCATTATGCTCAGCAAACAGAAGCTCAGACTCAAGCAATTGATAATAGTCTTATGAAGCAAAGTGATGCACGTATGCCTTTGTTCAATGAACGTAAGTCAACCGTATCATTTGGCAAAGGTAAATAACTTTATTAATTTTAAATAGGAGTTTTAAATGGCATATCCAACCATTAGCAAACCCTACGGTTTTCAACCAATCAATCGTGTAGACGGCATGCCTTATGCTGGCGCTATTCGTCAACTGTCTGTTACTCAGGCTGCGGCGATTTACAACGGTGATTTAGTTGAATTAGACGTAGGTGGTATCGTAGGTTCAGCAACTTCATTGACATCTGGCGCTAAGCTAGGCGTTCTTGTAGGCTGTTCATATACGAACTCATCAGGCCAAACAGTTCAGGCTCAATTCTACCCAGGTAATAGCGTTACTAACGCCGTTGCTTATGTAGTTGACGATCCTATGGCTGCGTTTAAAGTAGCGGTTACTACATCTGCGGGTGTTATCTCTACTGTTACTCGTGCAGCTATTGGTACTAACGTAACTGCTTTGGTAAACACGCCGTCTGCAACAACTGGTAACTCAGCTCAATCTATTTTGAACACAAGCCCAGCTGCAACAGACACTTTCCCAATCCGTGTAATTGATGTTGTTCCAGACACAGCAGTGACTGGTACGACTTTCTGCGAAGTAATCGTTAAGATTAATTTGCATCAATACACAACAGCTCTCGGCAATGCCGTAGCTTAATAGGAGATAACTAAATGGCTATTTCACGCGCCCAACTCTTAAAAGAGCTACTACCCGGTTTGAACGCATTGTTCGGATTAGAGTACGCTCGTTATGGTGAGCAACATAAAGAAATCTACGAAACAGAAACTTCAGAGCGTAGCTTTGAAGAGGAAACAAAGTTGTCAGGTTTCTCAGCTGCTCCAGTTAAAAACGAAGGTTCAGCAATTGCCTATGACAATGGTCAAGAAGCATGGACTGCACGTTACAACCATGAGACTATCGCTCAAGGCTTCAGCTTAACTGAAGAAGCTATTGAAGATAACTTGTATGACTCATTATCAGCTCGCTACACTAAGGCATTGGCTCGTTCAATGGCTTATACAAAGCAAGTTAAAGCTGCTAACGTATTGAATAACGGTTTCACTAACTCATCAGCTTTTTACGGTGGTGATGGCGTGCCTTTGTTCTCTACACAGCATCCACTAGTTTCTGGTGGTGTAAACAGCAACACTCCATCTACTCAAGCTGACTTGAACGAAACATCATTGGAAAATGCTGTTATTCAAATCGCTGCTTGGACAGACGAGCGTGGTCTATTGATCGCTGCTAAACCTAAGAAATTGGTTGTTCCACCTGCATTACAGTTCGTTGCAACTCGTTTGCTAGAAACTGAATTGCGTGTTGGTACTGCTGATAACGACATCAACGCAATTAAGAACAACGGTTCTGTGGCTGAAGGCTACACAATCAATAACTTCTTAACTGATCCAAACGGTTGGTTCTTGACTACTGATGTTCCTAACGGTCTTAAGCACTTTGTGCGTACTCCGTTACAGAACAGCATGGACGGCGACTTCGATACTGGTAACGTTCGTTACAAGTCTCGTGAGCGTTATTCATTCGGCTGGTCAGATCCATTGGGTATGTTCGGTTCACAAGGCGCTTAATACGCCAAGTGTAGAAAGAGGGGCCTTCGGGTCCCTTTTTTGTTTTAAAAATAGTTGCAACTTTTACAAAATAGAGTAAGATTACTGAAACCGGGTGAACCGGCTTATTAGACTGCCCCGGCAGACGCATACAAGACTAATAAGCTTAACTCTGTATGGAGAAATTTATTATGGCACGTACTACTTTTTCAGGCCCAGTGCGGGCTGGTTATCAAGGCGGAGACGCAAGCGCACAACAACCTTTAACTCCTACCACTATTAATTCAGGAACCGTAATTTCGGTCGATGAGGGAACAGCAGCTTCTGGCTTCTATGCCCGTGTAATGCCAACCACAGGTTTTGGTTCAAGCGATTACACAGTTCCTGGCGAAGCTTTTTCTGTATTTGGACGTGTCCAGTGTGGCGCTCCTTTCGCTGTAGCTCCTTCTACTACCTTCAACCACATGGCTGGAACAGTAGGTGAGTTTGCAGTTATTGGTACATACGCTAACTTTGGTTTAATGGCTGGTGTACTAGGTACTATTAACACCAATACTCTATCAGGCGATGCTGCTGTTATGGCATTTATGGACGGCGATTCTGGTGTAACCACTG